AACATGAAACCCGTTTTCATGGCTGGTCGTTTTGCGCAATATCCCGGCTTTCGTGAATTGGGTGCATTCGACATTACTTTTTACGAAGACGTTTCGATGCGCAGTTTTAAATACGTGGACGACTGGCGCAATCGTGTAATGCATCCAACGGAAGGTTATTATTACCTGCCGGGGAATTACAAACGCAACATGAAATTTGCTCTGACTGATGGGCGCACGACAGACACGCCGATCATGACTGTAACGCTGGAAGACGTTTGGCCTACCACCACAAGCCCCATCGGCTTAGTGAACAACGGCGGTCAAGCAATCAAGATTCAACAAAACTTTGCAATTGATAGGGTGACATACGAATGAAATTCGATAGTTCTAATCTGCCGTCCCGTGGGATTCCTTACGCTGTCAAAACAATTGAGGTCAATCCTTTTCGTCCGCGTCATTTGCCGTTTCTTTCCGAAGCGATTCTGACCCAAAACGATAAGCCGATGATCGAAGCTGTTGGGCAGGTTATGGACTTCGATGTAAACCAGCTGACCGATGGTGATTTTTATTACATCTTGGCGTGGCTGCGTTTTTATTCGCGTGACCTCCCGATCTTTTGTGAATGGGAATGCACCGGTATTGTTTTCACTCGCGAAGGCGATGAAAGCGGCAAGCTGTACACGATGGAAGAAATCGACAGCATGACCGAGCAATACTTCGAGGCGCGTGGCACGGAAGCCGAAGCGCTCATGGAAGATCCAAGCAAGATCAGCTGGCTCGAACACGACTGCGACGAATACAATAACCAAACCGTTTCGTTCGAAGAATTCACCCTGAAATATATGGATGAATCCGAACTTGATCCGGCGTTGGATTATCCACGCGTGCGCGATCTGGTGGCCTACAAGGAACTCGGGGCCGACGTGCGGAATCAGAAAGTGATTGGCCCCGTGCGTTATTTGCGCGAAGGCAAAACTCTGCACGAACGTTTGAACTCGCTCGACAATATCGACATGGATTTGTTCGATAAAGCCAGCCGCGCACATTTCCAGTTTGACCACGGCGTGCTGCAACGCATTCACAAAAAGTGCAAGAAATGCGCACGTGAACACGCGTTCGATGTAACGGTCGATGCACATTCGTTCTTCGTGTAATGAGCGACGATCTGGACGCGCTCTCTATTGAAGTCGGGGACTTACTGACTGGCAACCCCGCGCTGGATGACTTCTATAGTTTTGATCGCATTTATTTGCGGCAATTTGTCCTGAAAGAATTGCCGCTGCTGCACACTGGTATGACGGCGAAGACGCGGCCCCACCAGCACATTATTCGTGCGGTGCAAATGTGCTGCAACATCGACGTAAACGAATTAACAGACGGCGATTTCATGTACATCATGGCCCGTCTGCGCAAAAGTTCTTTCCCTGATTTTCCTGTTCGTGCGCAATACACCTGCAACAACATGGTGTACGTGAATAGCAAAAACAATATCGGTTTCGGCGTGACGGCCAAGGATGCAAAACGGTTGGGGTTTAAGTTGCAACCGTGCGGCTTCACGCAGTCGGAAATTGTTCCACAAACCGAAATCAAGCTGAACACTTTGGACGACGACAATAACCGTCTTGTTCATCCGAAGATTTCTTTGCCTCGCGTGGGCACCCTGACCGACTACTACGAACACGTTTCAGATTTCCCGCATTTCAAATATGTGGGCGACATTGCGCGTTGGGTCAAGCAGGGTAAAACGTACAGGGCAAAGCTGGCCTATCTGATGGCACAGCCTGACATGGAACTCTTTCAAGAAATCGAGAAAGTAAAAACGAAATGGTTTCACGGCGTCACGGAAAAAGTGCGGCTGCGTTGCGGTCAATGCAACCACGTAATGTTCCACGAATCGAGTCCATCAATGCTGAGCTTCTTTGCGGATAATTCCGACAAAGACGTTTATGTAATGTGCTACAACCTCATGTCGCAATTCGGGGTTATGCCTGATATGAATATGCCGGTGCGTATGTTCCTCTATCACCATTCCACTTTGGCAGCTGACCGGCGCGAAGCGGAACAAAAAGCAAAAGCACAACAGAACGGTGGTAAACCTGTGATGGGCACCAGAAGAAGGTAAAACCGCATGGCTGCTCTAGACCAATTAAACGAAATTGTCGATAAACACGCGACAGAAAAGAACGAACGCGAAGTTGGGCCAAAGCGTCGGACTGAAACCAAACCGCGACTGATGCAGCACTCTCACGTTGCGCAAGATGATGACGTGAAATTGTCGGGGCAGAAACGCCATTCCTACGCACGCACCGGTCGCGCTGATCAGAAACAAAATCAGCAAAATAAATCGAATGTTCCTGCGGTTCGCACGCAACCGAATCAATCGCAGGATCGTTCGAACGCCGACGCCATCGACGGACAAACGCAAGTTATCCGCACGCAGGTAATGGCGTCGAATAAACAATCGAATTTGCTGCAACAACAATCCGGTCTGATGCAGGATCAGTTGGGCGCGTTGCAAGACGTGTCGGATGTGATTACTCGCCTTTCCGAATTCATGCAGAAGCAAGCGACCAAACCTGAGCCGAAAATTCAGGGCAACACTTACGAAGGCGAATTCAGCCGCGTAAATGACAAACAATTGGCTGCACAGGAACGTCGTCGCACAATCATGGATGATATCCGTGAAAAGCGTCGTGATCAGCAGCGCGAACGTGCGTCGAAACAGGAACGCGATAAACTCGGTCGCTTCAAACGCAACGGCCCGAAATTGCAACGCATTGGCGGTGGTGTTCCGGGTATGGGCGGCGGCGCAGGAATGCCCGGTGGCCTCGGTGGTTTTGGTGGCCGTGCTGCGGGTATGGGTGCTGCTGCGCTTGGGCCGATTCTCGCGCTAGCAACTGCGTACTATGGCGGCAAAGCCATGGATGCAATGTACGACAATGCAACGTTTGAAAAAAGCGAAGCAGGTACATTGCGCAAAGGCTGGCAAGGTGGTCAGGATTGGCTTCAGGATAAATTCCGTCCCGATCAAGGCAATTCTCCAAGCGACAATTTTGCACGCCAAGACGGACGCGCCACACAAGGAAAAATGATTGGCGAAAAAGCACGCCATCAAGATTTCGGTTCGGTTAGTGCTGCGTTTGAATCTGGCGGAAAAGGCGTCGGCACCGTTTCCAGTGGCAAGGGTGATAACGGCGGCGTTTCCTACGGCAAACACCAGCTGAGTTCTAAAGCTGGCACCATGACCGCGTTCCTGCGTTCTGAGGAAGGTCAGCAGTATTACAACGATTTCCGAGGACTGGCGCCCGGCTCGAAAGAGTTCGATGCGAAGTACAAAGAAGTCGCTGGCCGGGATGGTGAAAACTTCGATAAAGCGCAACAAAAATTCACAACCAAATCGCACTACGATCCACTGGCCGAGTGGTTCACCAAACAATACGGCGTCGATCTGGATAAGCGTTCGCGTGCTTTGAAAGAAGCGCTTTATTCTGTGTCGGTTCAGTACGGTGTTTCCACCGGTAAATCTGTTTTGGGCGATGCGTTCGGCAACCGTGATATCGCGGAAATGGACGATGCAACACTGATCGACTATATCCAAGAAACGCGGGCCAATACGGTATCGACCAGATTCCGTTCCAGCGACAAAGCAACGCAGGAAGCCGTTTACAAACGTGCGGGTACTGAAAAAGCTGCGCTGTTGGGAATGCTCAACGAAGAAAAAGCCGGGCCGGGTTCTGCTGCAAAAGACGGTTCCGGAATTGGTGCGCAATATTCGCAGAAAATGATCGGTGCTTACGGTGGTCAACCATCGGGTGGCGGCGGTACAGGCGCTGCGTCGAATGGCACTGTCGGAATCATGGCCCCGACTTCTGGCGGTGGTGGCGCAACAACTGGCGCAGGCGACGAAGCTGGCGGCGGTACTGCTGCGGAAATGCTTAGTCCCGGTGACGGTGCGCTTTATGCACTCGGCCAAAAGAATACGATCCCGAATGACAACTCGGTAAACATGTCTGGTTTGAATAGCAAATTCAAGCAAGCATTTTTCACCATGGTTGGCGACTGGGTTCAGAATCAGGGCGGCACGCAGGTTAAAGTTGCGTCGGCTTTCCGTACCCGTGCAGAACAGGAACAGTTGTGGATTAAATACGGTCGCAATACCAAACGCGTTGCACGTCCCGGTACGTCGCGACACGAATCTGGTTTTGCAATCGACATTGATCGCAATTCTGCATCTGCAATGGAAGGCAAAGGCCTGTTCAAAAAATACGGTTTCCATCGTCCACTTTCTAACGAGCCTTGGCACGTTGAAATGATCGGCGCTGGAAAAGGTGGCGGTACACCAGAAACGAAAGCTGCTGGTGCTGCTCCACAATTGATGCAAGGCGCTGCACAGGAAATGGATAAAGCGGCTGAAGCCGTAGCGGTAAATTCCGCTGAAGAGAACACGAAAGGTGCGACACCAGCCAGTGGAAAAGCCACAACATCTGGCGCCGACGAAGCTGGCGGCGGCACGGTTGTTAAATCTGGTGTGGCCGGTGGCAAGGAAAAAATTGAGGAAGAGGAAGAAGAGGAAGAGGTAGATGAAAAAGAGGAAGGGCCAGAAACTACACCCGAAAATCACGAAATAAAAACGGAAGCAATTCCGCCAAGTGTTAACGTGATGGGTGACGTGCCGGTCGTAACTCCGGGCGGTCTGCCAAATCCAGAAGGCACGTACAAGAAAACTGGCGGCGTGGACGTGAACGGAAATCCTTACGAGGAATTTAATTCCGGTCGCGGCGTTCGTACCGATACTCCGCGTGTTGGTGCAAATGGAAAAGCTGGTGGTACGTGGTCGCAGCGCAACGGGCAAATGGGTCAAACAATGGGTTCGCCGGGTTCACCCGGATATTCCCAACGTGCGCGCCCTGTTTCGCAAACACAAACCGGTCGTGCTGTAACTGGAGCCATTACAAAAATCGGTAGCGTTTACGGCCTCGGTTCTTTCGGTTCTATGGCGCCCGGCGTTGACGGTGCATTGCGCGGCGTTGATTCGAAAGTTCAAGGCGTTTTCAACAAGGTTCCGGGTCTGCGTGAGCTTTCGCGTATTCCGGGTTTGCCGCAAATTCCGCGCTTGTCTTCGGGCCTGCCGAGTTTCGGAAAACTTGTGAATGGTGCAGCAGATAAAATCGGTAGTTTCTTTGGTGGTGATGAACCGCCTGCCGAAACCGTGCCGTATTCGGAACGTCCGAAAATTATGAACGGCCAGAAAGTTACATACGACGGGCCTGCCGTAACTTCCACGGATCAAATCGGTGTTTCTTCGTTGAACGCACCTGTGGCAGCAATGTCGCCAGCGAGTCCAACGTACTACAACAACGATGCGCCAGTGGTTACAAAAAGCGCGGGCGCTACTCCGATTTCGCCAATGTCTGCGCCTGCACAAGCAGTCTCGACTCCCGCACCGGAATCTGTTGAAAGAAATACTTTTGACGGTGTGCAAAAAGTTTCGATTGCTTCCACTGATGTTCCGCAAGCTGATGGCGGTGCTGGTGCAGCAGCGGGCGGCGGTGGTTCTGGTGGCGGCGGTAGCGGTGGTGCGAAAAACGAAATGCCCCAAATCGACGACGTTCCGGCGATGATGGATGACTTCGGACTTTTGTTCGTAAATATGGGAATGGTTTAAATGGGAATTATCGCAAATCCGTACAACCCAAAAATCCCCAGCGGCTCACGATCCAAACCGGAAATTTCCAGTATCTACACGATTCAACTGGACGTGCGTCGCGAAGGGGCGAGCTACTTAACACTGGATACGCCGTTGCCTGAAAACTTCGGCTTTTCTTTGGCTTCTACTTACGACCGTCCGTTTGCAAAACCGCTTTCTCAGATTGCCGGTGATGCAGCGGGCATGGGCGGCGCAGCAGGCACAGCAGAAGACGTGCTGCGTGCGTCCACGGGCGTAACGTCGATTATGAAATATCTTTCGGGTTCGGTTTGGTCGTCGGGTTCTGCGATGACCATTTCGATTCCGTTTGTGATTGTTGCACACGACAGCGCCTATTTCGAAGTTACCGATAAAATCAAAAAGCTAACGCAACTTGCAGCGCCTTCTGAAAGTGCGGCGGGTACGTTGGTTGCGCCGGGGCCGCACGTGGGTAACACCACTGCGCTTCTGGCCGGTGACTTCTCGGGCGGTGTGCAATTGGGCGGTGACGAAATCACTTTGCGCGTCGGAAGGTTTCTGAAATTTACGCCGTGTATTATCAACAGCGTACACACGACTTTCGATTCGCAGTTTGACCAAGCGGGCAACCCGATTGCGGCAACTGTTAACGTTGAGTTCGAAGCTTTCTGGACAACCACGAAAGAAGACCTCGATAAATTCTTCACCATGCTTTAAAGGAAGTGACGTATGCCGGTTTATGATCAGCGTGAATTTGTGATTGTGGATGAATACGGCGTTGACCCACTGCTTGATCCCTCCTACGAAGCAATCGAAGGCACCACTTCGTATCGCCAATATACTGTAAATGCTACAGAGCAATTCAACCCTGCCCTGATCGCATACAACGTGTACCGGAATGCGAAGTGGTGGAAAGCGATCATGATTTACAACGGGTACATGGACATTTGGGAAATCGTAGAAAATACGAAGATCAAAATTCCAGATATCAACGAAATGAGTACGCGCCTACAACGGGCGAAAACTGGCGCTAATTCCAGCGTCGTCGTAACCCTGTAAACAAAAGAGAAAAAGGATATGGCTCAAGCGTCCCTAAACATTGAAGGCATGGCGTTTTGCACGCTGGATATTGCGGGAAGCCCCATGCCCCCTTCCATGAACATGATCGAAAATATCTGGATCATGGAAGGTTTCGGTATGGGTCTACCGACTATGAAACTTAGTCTGTACGACGAAAAAGAAACCTTGAGCCGTGACCTCAATCTCAAGGAAGGCACCACGATTTCTATTCGCTTGGGAAAAACCGCCGACACTGCGCCGGAAATGAAATTTCGCGTATTCGGTTGGGGCCGTCCAAGGAACTCCAGCGGTAAAGTTATTCACGTCGCGTGCATTCTCGATTCACCGAAATTCGGTGCAGGTTCCATGACGGAATCTTTCGAGGGACACACTGCAAATGTTCTGCAACAAATTGCGGAACGATCCGGCCTGCGTTTTGAAGGCCCGACCGGCGCACCGAAAGACACACAGGTTTGGTTGAACGTGAGCCAGACCCGCATGTCGTTTTCTGAAGACGTGGCGATGCGCGGATACATGAGCGACGAAAGTTGCATGGCGCGCATTGTACGCATGGACGGCACGCTGGTTTATAAAGACCTGATGGCAGTCCTAAAAGAAGAACCGAAAAACACATTGGTTCACAACAAAGACGGCGCCGGTGCCAGCGGTAAATCAGTTGACGTTCGTGCAGCAAAAGACCGTAGTTATTCCGGTCTGTTTTCTCATTACGTCAACTACGGTCACAAATTGTTCGGGCACGATTTCGGATCGGACGATAACGGAACATTCTCCATTGAATCCATGGACATTACGGCGCCCGGCGCTGCTGGTGTTCCGGTGAATATGGAAGTGGCAGCGGAGTTAAAAGAACGCGGCGCCCGTGTTACCTACAGCGGCCTCGATCCGGGCACTGGCCCCGACGAAGGTTTCAACATTCACGAAAAATACGAACGCGCTTATTACCAAAACGTTCGGCTGCTTTCCATGTTCAGCGAAAGCGTGATTGCCCTGTCAGATACTGCAACGGAAATTCAATCGTTTCAGTCGATTGATTACCAACAGGGCGCGGGTGCAAAAGGCCCTGCGGCACCAACACCAAACGATATCGCCGGGCGTTACATCGTCGGTGGTAAAACGATCATGGTGAAGGGCGGGAAGAAATACGCTGAACTGTTTTATCTGTATCGTCCGTTCCTCACTGAAGCGGGTAATCCTGCTGGCACGTCAGCACCCAAGAAGACTGGAAGCGCATCGACTTCCGGCGTCAACACAAGCAGCCGAAACTTCACCTAATGATCGAAGTCTATATCGACAACCACGACCAACCTAGCCATGTGGAAGAAACTGTAAATAAGCTAGGAATACCGGTCATAAAGTTTGAACACGCCGATAGTGTAAGCTGCGTTTATTTGCATGGCGCTATCGGTATCGAACCATTGTACGCACTGGATATTATGCACGTGCGCAAAGCGGGTGAGAAATGAATAAAGGTGAACCGGGAATTCCGGGCGGTGGCCCGTTTGATCCCTTGATGGATGATATCTACCACATGACGCCGTTGGTTCTTTCCGGTCAATTCGCCGGGAATTATTTGCATCGTGACGCTGTGGTTAATCTGGTCGGGCGCCACGCACAGCGCCACACCGCAAATCAGTTTGCGCTGCAAAATGCGCAGACGGTCGCGTTGCTGACCAACCTTCTGAACGAATTGCAGGGCGCTTCGTGCGCTATGGATTCCGACAAAATGTATTCCAGTTTGGTGACGAAGAAATTTCTTGCCGCCATTCAAAACTTTACCAATCCAGTGACTGCCAACTGAGGTCGTTATGCACGAAACTTCCAACGAATTACCGCCATGCAATCAAGAAATTTTCGATCATGGTGTTAGCGTCGGCATGTTCGACATTCCAAAGCACACGGCAGAGCATATCTGTCAGGCTTTTTCTCAGACGCTTGGCGTCCGCGTCGATTGGCATTACATCGGTGGCCGCGTTCACATCAAAGCGCTGTTGCCAAAAACTGAACAGGTAGAGGGATCAAAAAATGTCGGGAATTAAGTCGGATCGCTGGATCAAGCGGATGTGCCAGCCGACGCGGGAAGCGTTTTTGGTTAACGGTGAATTCTATGCGTGGGTTGGTTCGCACCGCGCCTTTGATTTGCTGGCCCTGCCTCCTACTGGCTCGCGTGTGATCAGCAAACGTTTCATCGAACACACTCCGATGATTTCGCCTTTTTCTGACAAACAAATTTCGTCCGTCGAATACAAAGCCATTGGTGACGGTGACGGCGAACGTTCGGTGCGCAGCATCAT